CCTCCTATTCCCTCTGTATTAATATTATTTTTTGCATAAGCAGCAATATAATATGTGTCGCCAGTCGTTAAATTCGATTGATTAGAAACAAAATTTGTCGCAACTGTACCTGCAACTTTTGGATTTGCTTGTATTAAAGCATTAGTTCCAAAATAAAACCCTCTTTCAATTATTGCAAGTCCTCGATCTGAAACAATAGTTCCGTTTAATGTAACACTTGTTGATGTTGTGTTTGTTACAGAATCAGTTGTAACCAATGGGTTTATTACTGTTTGGTCTTGGTCATCATCAATACCTGTTATTGTACCCCCAATAGATTTATCATAATAATTACTATTGGAAACAATATACCAACTTGCATTTGCTTGATATATTCTTGAATTTGTTAATCTTAATATGTTTTCCAATACCTCTTTTGAAGATATTTTGGCAGAATTTTTTGTAAAAGCAAATTCATTTATTGAAATATCTTGGAATAAATTGTTGTTAGAATTTACAACTGTACCTGTTGGAAGTGTTACTTTTCTAATGTTGTTCTGAACAAAAATATCAAAGTCAAGATTTGTAAAGTTTAATATTTTGTGAATATAATACCAAGCACTATCTGTAATGGTTTGATCGGTTGCAGCAACTTTAATTGTACCATCAGCATTTGTGTTTATATTACCATCAGGTACTAAATAAGAATCAAGAGTACCCAATCCATCTATTGCTCTTAAACTAATATCAAATGGTTTTGAATTTATAACTTCTGCAAAAGTGTCAGCAACTAAATAACCCTCCCAATAAACTTGAAATATAGTAGATGCTGCCCAATTAAAATCGGTTGCTTCCCAATTTGTATCTGCAAGTTGCCAAAGTGGTGAATTAATATCTGCAGCTTCATCTTCAACTCCAATATTAACCCTAACCTTATATTCTCTTTCATCAAAATTTACAAACTCATCATACGATATTGTGTCGGTTGTTTTAATATTTAAAATACAAGAAGAACCGATTATCGGATTATAAAAATCATCATCATTTGTGTATTTAATAATTACTGGATTGTCAGTTCCTACAATAGCAAATACATCGCCAACATAATCCTTTTTTAGAATTTGTACACTTCTTTTATTTCCCTTGATATCTGAAAAATCAAGTTCATATTTAACTCCGTAAGCCATTATTTAAATCTATTTCTGTTTCGTTCTGCTCTTTGTAAAGCAACTACTAAATCTTGACCTCTTAAAACAAACTCTCCTTGCATTGCACCACCAGTTCCTAACATATTTTTTAATTTACTTAATGGTGCAACTACTTCAGGGTTTGATCTTGCACCTGGATATTCTCCAATTAAAGCATTTGTTGGTCCTGATACAATACCACCTTTTGCAAATTCGATTCCTGAAAAGGAAGTAAATAATCCTTTAATTCCACCTAATTTGGTAAGAATTGCAGAACCACCAGTTGCACCCCCTAAAAATGCACCAAGCAACATTGCTGCTGCTGCTGCTGCCATTAATCTTACAACTAACCCTTTTAATATTGTTCCTAATCTTTTTAATGGGGGTTCACCATCTGCAATCGCAGCAAATCCCTCTTGTAATGCAACACCGATTTGGGGTATAATTTGTTCTCCAAAAGTTTTAAAATCTTCAACTAAAGGTTTTACTGCTTGTGTATTTAAATCTTGAAATGCACTTGTTGTTGTTGTTATTATTGGGCTTAAAGATTCAAGTGCAGGTCTTACAACTGTATTAATACCAACACCTGCAGATTCAATCATACCAAATATAGATTGATGTAAACTTGCTGCACCCTCACTTAGCCCTGTAAATTTTGGTGGTGTTGTTGTTGCAGTAGAAGTAGATGCAGTTGTTGCACCAGGAAATAATAAATTTTGTAAATTTCTTGTTTGTCCTTTTTGCAAAGGTCCCATTACCCCCTCCATTGATTTTTTTAAAGCATCTAATTCAAGTTTTGCAGCTAATGAACCTGCTTGTAATGCTGCAAAAAGACCTCCACTTCCTTTTGATTTAACTAAATTTTTAAGTGTTTCTCCAAATGATATTCCTGATGCTCTTGCAGTCAAAAATGTAGTAGATAATGTTCCTAAAACAAATATTAATGCAGTAATTAAAGGATTTAATGCCATAACCGTAGTTACAATGGTAGATAAAGAAGCAGTTAATAAACCTAAAACCATTATAATAGGTGGAATAGCTGCTGCCATTAAAGAAGCATTAATTATAAATTTTTGTGTATCATCATCTAAATTCTTAAACCTTTTTACTAATTCTCCAATCTTTTTAGATAAAGCAGGAATACCTTCTTTTAAATTAAGTGTATCTGCAATTTCTTGACCAAGTTCTGCAAGTGCTATATTCACATTATCTTTTAATGTACTGAACAATCCCTCTAAAGTTTGTGAAAGAACCTTTAAACCATCATTAAAACGACCTTGTGAACCTGTTGCAAACTCAAAACCATCTTGTAAAACTTTAAAAGATATTTTACCCTCTGAAGCCATCTCCATTATTTCACTCCTTGCAACTCCCATTGACATTGAAAGTATATCAAGAATAGGTACACCATTGTTTATAAACTGCCTTAAATCCCTTGTCATTACCCTACCCTCTGCAGCAGCTTGACCAAATGCTACGGCTATACCTGTAAGATTACCACCTGAAACGGCTGCAACATCACCCAACATTTTAAGCGATTTAAAAGCATCATCTGATGTTTGCCCAAATCCCATTAACATATTGTTCACTCTTGTTAATTCCTCTAATTGTAGTGGTGTTTCTGCACTAAATTGCACCAATCTTTCAAATGCTTTTGCACCCTCCTCTGCTGATCCGTTTAATGTGTTTAATGTAACTTGTAATCTTTCAAACTTTGCAGCTTGTCTAACTGCTAAAGTACCAACTGCAAGTAAAGGAAGTGATAATCTCGTGGACAACATTTTACCTGTCCTTGTAGCCTGTTGGCTAAACTTATCAATTTTACCCCTTGCTTTATCAATATTAATATTAAACTGTGCAGTTTTAGCAATAAACTCGAATAATAACCTAAAATCTGTATTTGCCATAGTACAAAAATAACTATTTTTTATTCAACTTACTATTAATGAGTTCTTGATACTTTTCAAAATCTTCTCTTGATGTTTTAGCCGTATTTCTCTTTATGTTGTCTTGTGGCAATTCAAAGAGTTGGTGGGGTTTTATCATATCAGATTTCTTACCAACATTAACATTATGAATCATTGTCGCTACAAAACGATGTTGTTCCCAAAGTGCATTTATTTGGATTACATAGGATTCTGACATAAGTTTGTTTTCCTTAAAAGTATTTGTCCAAAAGTCGTTAGGATTAATACCACAATAACCAATGTAGAAATCGGTTATATCCTCCCAAGAAGTTTTATCGGTTATTTTTTTTTTGAATCAGTTTGTGGATTCCTATTTAAACCTGCATTTAAATCATTACCTAAGATTCGAGATTCTGTCATTGCTTTGATAATCTTTTCAATATCCTCTGAAGTTATATCTTCAAGCCAATTACCAACATCGAAATTATCATAGTCAATTTCTTTTTTGTTTTCTTGATCGTAAGTTAAAATACCTGCATATACTATCGTGATGATAGCTTTAAGTGAAACACCTTTTTCAAAAATACCTCCAATTTCATCAAGAGAAACACCAAGCATATCCGTAAAGGTTGCCCAAAAGTTCATACTAAAGTGAAGTGTACGATTCTTTCCTCCGATTTTAAGAGTGTAATAACCTCTTTGTTTTGTCATTTAAAATAGTTTACAATAACAAATATAACAATTACACATTAAAAATCAAGTGTTAGTTTGTAGATTCAGTAATTGCACCTGTAACTGTGATTGTTCCTGAATAAGTAACTGCTTCTTCCATTGCACCACTTATTTCACAAGAAGAAATAAATCCCTCTCCTGAATAAATCGTATCTCCAGTTGCTGCAGTTCCAAATGTAAAATCACACTTTTGTCTTGTAAGTAGTTTGTGTGCAATTTCTTTTCCTCCATTAGCATCAGTATAATCAACTAAACCATCAAAAGATATTTCTGCAGATCTTAAACCTGCGATTGATTCTGAAAACCCTGCTGAATCTTTTGTAGTGGCAGCTGCCATATCGTTAGTAAATGAAATTGAACACGATGTGGTGTGTCCTATTGTAGCAGGTGAACCTGCATCATCTGCGATTTTGATTAAAAGGTTAGTACCATTGAAAACTGTTGAAGCCATAACTTATAATTTTTATACTACAAATATAATTAATTTTTGATTAATAATTTTCTAACGATATTATTCCAATTAGTTGCAAACCAACCATTGAAATTTCTAATCTTTTGTGCTAAATATTCAAATAATCTTGCCATATTATTTTTTGTTTTGTTTTTGTAATAATTGTACGATCTTAATTATTGTATAAACCAAAGTTGCTATTATTAGAAGTCCTTGAAGTACTGAGTTTATTTCAGATATTGTCATTATTATTGTAAATACTCCTAATACTGTTGGTTCAAATCCATTCATAACATTA